AAACTAAACGAAGTATTGTGGGATACGCGACACAAGAACAAGCGTCAGCATCGGAACAAAAAAAATATATAAGAACACCTGTATATGTAACAGAACAGGATGCAAGTTTAGACCCACCAAATATCCCACCACCTGGTATCACCAATATTACTACGGAACGTAGTACAGCCGGTCCGATGGGGGTTCGTGGTGGTCTATTTAAAGCAAATGTAAAAATAGTTGCCTATTCAATTGGTCAACTTAATGCCTTAATGAAATATTTCATGCGCCCAGCTACCAGAGTAGTTTTGGAATTTGGTAGATTATCTGGTACAGACAATCCGATAGCAGGTACACAAACAATTGATAACTACGCTAGAAGTGACGAATCAATACTTCGAAATGATCCTAGTTTTACCAGACCGGGAGCATTAAATCGTCCAGGATATCTATACAACTATTATAATTGGAATCGTAGTGCAGATGACATTTTAAATAATCCTATAACGGGATTAAAAGAGTTTATCACACTGACTAAAGGACAAACACAGTTTTTAAATGAGTATGTATATGAGAACTTTGGAAATTATGATATCTTTATTGGATATGTTGTAAAGTTTACACTAAAGTATGGAAAAAGTAACACCTACGAAATAGACTTAACCATACATTCGGTTCAACAATTTGAAATACCGGCGAAGATGACAGGAGCAAAACCTTTGTGCAGAGTAGGTACATCGGTTAATGATCCATGTAAGGTACTTGATGTACATGAATACTTTAGTGATGATTCCACCAGAAAAAGTAATTCGTTTAATTATTTATTATCAAAAGTATTAGCCGATCCGGATGCAGCCATATCCAAGGAATGGGTAAGTCATATAATACCTATAAAAACTTTATCTGCCGGAAACGAAGCATCTGGCGCAAATAACCCAGAAGTTGGTACAGGTATAGGTGGGTATTATGTATCTTGGAAGTTTTTCGTCAATGTTATCTTGAATGATTCTCAACACGGAGTGATGAGTATTTTCAGGGGTAATGGAACTGACAACGAAAATTATATTAAATCCAATTTTTTAAAACCATATGGTGACCGTGGTACCGCACCTCAGGCGAACTCAGACAGTTTATTGTCTGGAGAAGTGGCCTATAATAAGTCATTGCGATCAACTAATCCAGGCGTAATGATAGTGTATAATGCGGGACACCAACAAAATACAGAAGACCAAATTAAAAGAATATCTGTGTTAAACGAAGCGCTACGGATAGCAGACCCAGCATATAAAGCTCCGGACATAAAAGACGGACTGATATATAACAGAATAGTAAACAATACGGAAGTTGGGTCGTTTGGTGGAGGTGATGGTGCAGGCAGACGTGGCCCAAACGGAATAGAAACTGCATTTTTAAATTATGGCGTATGGATAAACACTACAGCAATTAAAGATGCATTTGCAAACGCAGATACAGTTTCGGCGGGTATTAATAACCTACTTAATTATATGAATAGTAGTGTTGGTGGATACTGGAATTTACAACTTATATCAAATGACCAACAAAATCCTGGATTACACGTTATAGATACGTTATCTAAGTTTCCAGAGTCCGAACAACGAGGAGATAGTTTAGAATTATTACCAATTGAACTTTTTAAAACTCCAACTGAAATTTTTGAAAGAGAGGTTAGTCAATACGATCCTCGTGGAACTTTAAAATATGGAATACAACTGTTTAATCAACGAACCGAGTTAGGAATCGGACAAGATGAAGTTGTAAATGTATGGCGACCCAAATATATCTACGTATTTAATAGTAAGACAAAAGAATTTACTAATGATGATGTAGGTAGTGAATTATTAGACATAAATATAACATTTGATTTACCACAAGCAGTAGCGGTACAAGCAATAGCAAACGTGGGTGGAGTTGCACAACGAGGTACATTAAACGCTATAGACATAGATGAACTAAGGAGTTTATCTATGGTCAAGAGTATATATGCAACATGTACAGGAGACACAGGGACCGGAGTATGCGTGGATGATGTACCACTACCAGTTTCTATGGAAACGTTGGCAGCCGCAAGAGCAACAGAGATATTCACTACTATTAGACGCGAAGAAGTGGTAACTTCTCTTCTTCCAAAAGATCAATATGACAACAAACCACGTAGACCTTTAACTCCTGATGAAAGAGGCGCAATACAATCAGTAATACGAACATTTAGTTTAACCCAGGTGACTGCATTACGAGATAAAATTAATGACGAACTAACAACACTTGAAGAAAAACGTACAGAACTAGGAGAGAACCAATTTAAGCAAGAACACGGATTGTGGGAGACAGCACTACGTACACAATTAAACACGCTGAACGCTCAGGAATTAACACTACGTGAAACACTAATAGACGCTAATGCCACGCCAAGTGCATTTGCAACTCCTGGTTCATTTGCTGCGGCAGTTCAACGTAATCAATCCGCACCAGTAACTCCATCCACCGCACAAAGTTTGAGTGGACCAGAATCTTTAAATACAACTGCTCAAAAATTAATAAATCAGAATCCAAACGAAGTGGCAGCAGTACGTGAGTATGGGTTTTTGGGTCAAGCTATAAAACTAATAGAATTAAACCCACCGGCTATGACCAAACAACTAGATTCTAATAGTTCTGGACCCAACAGTAAAAATAAAGTACACCCATTTAATAGTAGTAATTTAACAAAAAGTATAGTGGACTTAACAATGCCAGGAATAGGAGGTATTCAATTATTCCAGACATTTGCGGTTGACAGAGTTCCTCAGTTGTTACAACGTGGTGTATACGTGGTTACAAAAGTAGCACACGAATTTACAGTACAAAATGGTTGGATTACAAAAATTCAAGGACGCTTTAGATATAGGCCACAAAATGACGAATAGTTTTATAATTCCATATGGAACGGCTCCAACCATAACCAAAGAAGATATACAACGTAGATACATTACTAGATACTTCTTACAGTTTAATTCGGATAAAATGATACTGGAAGTGGACAAGTTTCAATACGAAAGATTTTCAAAAAATAGTTTATATAAATCAATATCTTTTAAATGGTATATTTTGGGAAGTATTTCGTTCGTGACAAACAAAAATGCAACTACTTTAGTGTATTATAATTCTAAAATGCAAGGATTGTCGCGACTTATACAATCTCCACTACAATACTTTCTAGGGGATTGACAGATAAAATATTCGTGGTTATATTTAAAGTAAATTAAATATATTTGAGAATATAATGGTTATTACTACATACGATGACATACTAAAACTTACCGACCGCTTACGAGAAGAGACTGCCTATGTCTATCCCGTGGCGGTTGATGCGTTTCTCCATCCCGTCCAAAACAAGCTATCTTCACTTCACTTTCGGTTTGAAGATGGGACGTTCTATACGGTATCGGTAAATCATCCAGATGCTCCGCACTTTGAGATTGACCTTTCTCGTGCGTATAAACTGGTCACGTTGTATCAAAAGGAACTTCGTCATCTGACCAATGCGGTCAACGTAATTGATTTGGCAACGATGTTACATCTGAACAACGAGATCATTCCAATCTATCGTGAATTCTATACGATGGCGATTCATCAGATTAAGAATCAATTCAAGTTCAAAAATCTGCACTATAGTATCCCATTGACTTCGTGGGTGGAAACCGCAGAAGCGTTTCTCCAACATTGTGAACATCTGTATAAGGCATACGATTCTATGGAACGTAATCCTGCGTTCCAGTTTATCAATCAAATCACCATCCCAACATTGACATCTATTGAACGGTCAGGTATACAGACTACCGATGGACTGGTGTATTCGGATTATAATATTTATACGTCTACTGGTCGTCCAAGTAATGCGTTTGGTGGTATCAACTTTGCCGCCCTCAACAAGAACGACGGAACCCGTGAAAAGTTTGTCAGTAGGTTCGGAGAAAATGGAACCCTTGTTCAATTTGATTACGAGGCGTTCCACTTACGATTGGCGGGAAAGTTAATTGGGTATGAACTCCCATCCACTTCACTTCATACCTATCTTGCTCAACAATATTATGGGGGTGACGAAGTGACAGAAGAGCAGTATGAGGAATCTAAGGCACGTACTTTTGCTATTATGTATGGACAATCTGACGATACAGGTGGTGTAGAGTTCTTTCAAAGAATTAAGGAGTATTCCTCCAAGTTGTGGGACGAATACCGTCAGAATGGATTTGTATTGTCGCAAACGGGTCGTAAAGTGGTATTGACCGACCCATCCAAGAATAAAGTATTTAATTATATGATGCAGTTGACTGAGACAGAACAAGCCATATCACGGGTTGAAGATGTCTGTAATTTCTTGGGTATGTTAGAATCCAAAGTAGTTTTGTACACCTATGATGCAATTCTATTGGATGTTCGTAACGATGAATTGGATTCCATGCAAAACGTGTCCAACTTATTGAGTACGGGTGGATTTCCTGTTCGTCAATACCGTGGTCACAATTATAATGAACTAAACCTATATAAAATATAGTGTTATTGAAGTTAATTTGATACTTATAAGAAGTGTTATATTAACAGTCTTACGAGTATCATATGAAACAAATAGGTATATATAAAATAACCAATAAAATAAATAATAATTATTACATTGGCTCAAGTATAGATATACAAGATAGGTGGCGTAGTCATATAAATGCAGTAAAAAATAATAGTAAATATCCAATCCATAGAGCAATTCGTAAATATGGACTGGAAAATTTTGCATTTGAAATCTTAGAACTATGTGATGAAAGTGAATTATTACACAAAGAACAAATATTACTGAACGAAAATGTTGGGAAAAAAGAGTGTTACAATGCTTCCAAAGATGTTTATGCTCCGATGAGAGGAAGAAACCATACTAAAAAAACAAAAAAACAAATAAGTAATAAAAAGAAAAATATTTCGGATTCTGTTAGATTCTTGTTAGGTACTTCTTGGAGAGGTAAAAAACAACCAAAAAGTATGGTAGAAAAACGAGCAAATTCTTTAAGAGGAAGAAAATATTCTACTGAGCACAAACAAAAAATATCTATCGCAGCAAAAGAAAGATACGATAGCGACGGAACAGAATATCCTACATTAATAAATGTAAATACAGGAAAGATTATTCCTTCCGGAAAAAACGTGAGAAGAATGTGTAAAGAAAACAATCTTCCACACATACAAGTTGGGTTATTAATATCTGGTCACAGAAAAACTTCTTATGGATGGAAACTCCTATGACACAAGATTCTACTCAACTACTTTGTACGTTCATTCCAGTAGATAAATTGGAAGAAAACGTCGAACTTATAAAGAATTCATATACGTTAGCTTTCAATAACATCTATGTATTGGAGAACGTGGATGATACGAACCAATTGATTCTGACCTACAATATTATTGCGGGTTCATTGAAGTCACAATACGCACCACCAGCATCAACCATATCCGTCCATAGAAAGAAGCAAACGAATACAATATATACAATTAATGCATTGAACGCATTAATTGCAAGTAAGAACGGCGGTAAGATAGATAAGTCCTATAAGATTGATTGGGATGAATTAAAAAATTCTATTTTAGTCACTGCGCACGGCCAATTAAAAATAGTTAAAACCAAAATAAAAGAAATATTAAACTTTTAGTAAGTAGGACTTGACAAACTAAACAAACCGTAGTATACTTCTTCCTACTTGGGGTATACTACAATAAACACCCTTAAACATTTTAAACGAGGTAAACACACATGGCATTAGACATCAACGCACTAAAGAGTAAGCTTAACAGTTTCAAGCGAAACATCAACGCAGAGCGAGACACTGCTCTGTGGAAGCCCAAGGAAGGTAAGACGGTCATTCGTATCGTCCCATGGAAGGGCAATCCCCAAAATCCTTTCATTGAACTTTACTTCCACTATCTTGGTAACAAGACCTATCTCTCGCCACTCTCATATGGTAACCGTGACCCGATTGCGGAGTTTGCTGACGCCCTTAAGTCAGACCAGACCCGTGACCCGAAGGAGCGCTATGCTGAGGCTCGTCCGTTCATGCCGAAGCTTCGTACCTACATTCCTATCATCGTTCGTGGTGAAGAGGATAAGGGTGTCCGATTCTATTCGTTTGGTAAGACGGTCTATCAGGAGATTCTTTCGTACATTTCTGATCCTGATTACGGCGATATTACTGACCCCAAGACCGGTCGTGATATCGTAGTCGAGTACATTCCGAAGGAGAAGTCAGATACGAATTTCTCAAAGACATCCGTTAAGATTAAGCCCAACCAGACTCCGCTTTCTGGTGATACTGAGCAGGCAAAGTTGTGGATGACTGAACAGCCTGAAATTAAGGAACTGTATTCCGAACCTTCTTATAACGAATTAAAGACGGTATTGGAAAAGTACCTTGACCCCGATAATGCGGTCATCACTCCCGCCCGTGAAGCTGAGGCTCCGAAGTCTGAGACTGTAACGGCAGCTGCTCCAAAGGAGAACGTCAAGAACGCTGTTGATGCGTTTGACGAGTTGTTCAACGATTAATTAACCAAAAACACGTAGTGGTACTAGGTAGCCTAAAAACTACCTAGTCCCTGCGTGTTTTGTTACATATAAAGGAATCATATGGCAAAAGAAACTAAATCACCAAAGAAGGTAGTACCATCTGCGGATAGAGATGAACTGGCACAAGTTATTGCAGATAGTTTGAATAAATTATATAAGGATGGACAAGTTGCGTATTTTCTTGATGGACAAGAGGAAACTCCTACGGATTTGACGGATTTTATCTCCACAGGTAATACGATGTTAGATATTGCAATCAGTAATCGTCCGAATGGTGGTATTGCCGCCGGTCGTATCACGGAACTGACGGGATTAGAAGCATCTGGTAAGTCTCTCGTTGGTGCGTCATTGATTGCTACCACACAAAAGCGTGGTGGTGTTGCGGTTCTTATTGATACGGAAAACGCGGTGAACGATGAGTTCTTCTCTGCCGTTGGGGTAGATATGAAGAAGTTGGTATATGTTCAGCACGATACGGTTGAAGATATCTTTGATTCTATCGTCAACATCATTGAGAAGGTTCGTGCCGCTGCGAAGAAGGATAAGTTGGTCACGATTGTGGTTGACTCTGTTGCCGCTGCGTCTACCAAGACGGAAATGGCAGCTGACTTCAATAAGGATGGATATGCAACTGCAAAGTCTATCATTATCAGTAAGGCAATGAGAAAGATTACGAACCTTCTCGGTCGTGAAAAGATTGCCCTTGTATTTACCAATCAGCTCCGTTTAAAGATGAACGCTCCTGCATTCTCTGACCCCTACACCACTTCTGGTGGTAAGGCAATCGGATTCCACGCATCCACTCGTATCCGTCTGTCACAGATTGGTAAGTTGAAGGATTCGGCTGGAAACATCATTGGTATCACCACGAAGGCGGTTATCACCAAGAATCGTTTGGGTCCGCCGTATCGTGAAGCTGAATTTGATATCTATTTCAATCGTGGTATTGACGATTATAGTAGTTGGTTGGATGTCTTGAAGGAGAATGGCATCGTCAAGCAAGCAGGTGCATGGTATTCATATAGTGACGAAAAGTTTCAAGGAAAGGACTTTCCTCAGTTCTTAGAATCTGACCAAGAACGGAAGGGTGAACTTTACGATAAGATTTGTGAAGCACTTATTATGAAGTATGAAAAGGATTTTGACCCAAATGCAGTTAACAAGGAAGCTGCAGAGGATGAGGACGAAGTATCACCATCTAAAAAGCAATTACTAAATGACTGATTTATTGAAGGTATTTAATGATATGCAGTTTGACAGTAAGGACACAGGATACAATTCCCGTGTCCTTATTGTTGACGCACTAAATACATTTATGAGAAGTTACGTTGCCATTCCTACATTGGATGACAATGGTAACCACATCGGTGGCATGGCGGGATTCATGAAATCTTTGGGGTTCGCTATTCGTAGCTTCAAACCTACAAGAGTTGTACTCGTCTTTGATGGTAAGGGTGGGTCACAACGTCGGCGGAAGATATACAAGGAATATAAGGCAAATCGGAAACCACCGACTCGTCTGAATCGGTCTTATGATATGACCACAGATGAACAAGAAAAAGAGAATATGAAGTATCAACTGGTATCTCTGGTAGAAATGGTGGAATGTTTACCAGTTTCTATTCTTTCGTTGGATTACGTTGAAGCAGATGACGTAATTGCGTATATGTCAGAATTGGTCACGAAGAAGGGTGGTACATCCATCATTTATTCTACTGATAAAGACTTCTTGCAGATGGTCAACGAAAATGTTAAAGTATATAATCCTGTCAAGAAAAAGACATTTGATGTTGATGTAATACTGGAAACATATGGTGTACATCCTAGCCACTTTGTATTTTATCGGTCACTGCTTGGTGATAAAAGTGATAATATTGATGGAATCAAGGGAGCAGGAGAAAAAACACTATTAAAGTATATCCCAGAGTTTGCTGACCCAAATGTTGAAGTCAATTTAAATTTGATTGAACAGAAATATATTGATATTAAAAAGAAACCTAAGTTAGTAGAAAACATTTTAGATAATAGTAGTATTGTAAATAGAAATTTACAACTGATGAATTTACACGATGTAGATATTAACATTGATGCTAAAATGAAGATATTACATAAGTTTGAAGAAAATTGTCCTCCACTTCGTAAGTCGGACTTGACACGACTTATGGTTCGTACTAATATTATTAGTAGTATTCAAAACTATGACGAATGGATTACATTTACTTTCACACCTCTAGCGAGATATTATGGTAAATCATAAGCAGTACGATAAGAACGTAGACACTCTAGCAAAGTTCGGTCCCAGTTTCCAGTCGAAGGCCGTTGCTGCGATGTTGAACTCGCCGGATTTCGTTGCACAATCGTTTGACGTTATCAACCCAAACTATTTTGAGTTGGAAGCGAATCAATGGATTGTGGAAACGACTTTGGATTATTTCGATGACTAT